ATAACCGCTGCTAGAAGTGCTGTCATCAACATACAACATGACTCCATCACCTGATGCGGTACTAGTTCTAGTGGCATATAAAGCTGAGTTATCAGCTCCTTCTGATCCTAACTTTAGCTGAGTGGAGCCACCCGCTGTATTAATTACTCCAGCAGTAATAGTTCCTAGGTCGGCTGCTATAGCTGATAACTCTGATACGCTTATTTCAGTTGCGCTGATAGCTCCAACTGCAATCTGACCTGCTGTAATAGTATTAGATGCAATTTCATTTGCAGTAATAGTGTTTGCGGCTATTTCTGATGCAGTTACAGCGTTAGCAGCAATCTTAGGAGTTGTGATTGCGTCATCACTTATCTGGGTAGTAGTAATACTTCCGGTCAAATCTGATGTAGGCACAGTAGCTATATAAGACGAGCCGTTCCAGCGATAAAGTTTGCTATCACTAGTAACATATACAGTTTCAGTGATTTTTGATGTTGGTACTGTACTTTGTATGCTTACTGGTTCAATCGAGGCTGCAAACTTAGCTAATGTAATAGCTTCATCATCAATGTCTTCTTCTAAAACATTAGTAGCAGATGCAAAAACAGAACTAGAGAATGAAGACTCGTTTTCAGAATAGTCTTTAGCTTTTAACCAATAATAGTAAGTAATCCCATCAATGATGTTTTGATCTACAAAAGATTCACCATCAATACTTGCTATTTTGCTTGACGATCCAGAGCTGTTCGAGGTGTGTCGGTATACGTCTACAACCTTCAAATCGCTTGCAGAAGGATTAGTCCAATCTAATCTAATGTTCTTAATGCCAGCAGTTGCCACTAGGCCAGTAGGAGCATTAGGGGCGGTCTGATCGCCATTGACGGTAAACGTAGCAGTGGTAAACGCGCCCTTCACGTTCAGTGAGTTGATCGCTCTGATACGAATCGTAACACTTATACCTACTTCCGCATTATAGAACTCGTACTTAGGAACACTAGTAAAGATGCTCTTAAACTCTGTGTCAGCCTCCGAGGTCAGCTTGTACTGTATCTCGTACTGATTAACAAGATTATCGTAGGACGCATCCCACTCGATCAGGCCAGTAGGTATGACAGTGCCGTCAGAGCCTAGCGTGGTGGTCTCTGTGATCGTTATGTTAGAGATTGCAGCTACGGTAAATGGGTCAGGCAGATTACTATCTGGATAGGCAGTTTGCTCAGTGCCTTCTTCCCATGTGTAGATTGTGGAGTCGTACTCTAGCAATGCCAGGTCTACAGTGCCGTCATCATTGAGCTGCATACCAATGACCTGGAACGGCTTTGCTACCCAACCGGGCGTAGAATGCGTAATTGATACCACATCAGCTACTTCAAGCTGTAAAGCCTCAGAGGTAGTTTTAAGAGCACAGGTGATTGCATTTCTTGAGCGTAGCAAGATAACTCTAGCAAGATCTCTAGCCTGATAGTAATTAGTAATTGTATCTAGCTCGATCTCTTCATGCAGCAAAACGCCACCATCTTCAGCGAGATAGGCTGTTTCCTCAGCAGAGTCGGCAGGAGGCCATATCGCAGTATCAGGTTGCCAGTTAGCATCAGGATTAGGGAATTTAACCGTTACTCGGTTGAACTTCTCATCCTTGCTCTCACCCTTGATCTGAATGCCACCAATAATCGTGTCATTGGTAAACGTGAATTCGCTGCTACGCGAACCGTCTATCTTAAGGCGATACTTACCCTGAGAGTAAGGCAGGAAGCCACGGCATCCAAGCAGCAAAGTATTGAGGTTATCGAATAAGGTCTGAGAAGTATCTAGTACTGCGTTGCAAGTAAATAGCTTCCCTGAACCACCACCATCGTATAGCGTGACAGACTCGTCACAGTCATCAGCCGCAGCAGCTATTGCCACATCATCAATAGCGCTGAGTGGTAGTCCTTTTCCGTATCTAGTGTTGGTGAGATAGTCTCTGATACATAGAGCAGGGTTATCAGACCAAGCAGTAGTAGCTGTGCGCGGGTCATAGACCTTCTTCCCCTTAACTACAGCAGTAATCTCTGGGATACCAGAGAATGCTTCTTCATCCCACTTTAAGCGAACACCAAGAAAGGCTACGCCTCTAAGCCTATGATCTGAAGTCCAGAACTCGTTGGCTTCTCTAAGCAGTGCCGTGTCAGGCATGGTCTGATTATCACCGCCTAGATATACATCAATACTCACCAATCCTGAATACTTAGGATCGGTAATAGGCAGATCATCAATGATGAAGTCTGTAATGCTTTCTACTTCGCCCTCAGCCATAACTAATGCGATATATAGATATTCATTAGTCGGCGTTCCGGTAACGTCATCATAAACCTCGGTATCAGGATGGTATCCAGAATACCAATTTCTACTACCACCTACTGTTTTATATGTGCCGTCAGTGGAAACAAAGACACGAACACCGCCAACCCTGCGCTCGCCGTAAATGACCGGGATCTGCTCAATATTGGATTCTTTATTAACCAGTACACCGCGCTGCTCATCATTAGCTTTCTTGGCTGCTTTCTGAGCCTTTCTTGCTTGGATATAAGAGACAGCGCCACTAGCTACAGATAAGATGGCTGCTAAGACAGTCCAAAACGGCATTAGTTCTTACCCCACTTAATTTCTTTATTGGTTTCTGAGGCAAACTCAAACCCTCTATCGCCAGGGAAATATAGCTGCTGGGTGTTGTGATTAGTTTTTCGCCCATTATGCAAATCAAAATCCTTCCAATGACTAGCAACCTCTACAGATACAGTACTTGTATTATCTGAATCTTCCATAGAGTAAGAGGCAATTCTGCCATCAAAAACTAATATAGGAGAGCCTATTACAGCATCTGAGTTATCTAATACAGCTTTCCATATTCTTGTTCTAACATCCATATAATCATTAGTTAGAAACAATGCCACAAATGTCTGGCTCACACCTGAAAAAACTAATGTAGATGAATTGACTTGAACTTCAGAGCTTTCAGTGAACTGATCTATTTCTAGCAGGTCAGAGCTGCTATCAAAGGTAGTACTAAGCGCAGACACATCCCTCGCCCAATCAGTTAGCTTGATAGGCGTACTAAAATCCATCTGTACTAGGTTGGCAAGGTTGAGATTATCGCTATTCAGCGCAGTAATCGTTGCCGAATCGATCTCTCTGCTCATATTGCCTCAATAAAGTCTACTTCGTAGCTATAAGATAGGTCGGTAGCAATACCGTATTCTTGGACATCGTTATTCAAACGGACGGTAAACGGTACGTTATTATGCGTAATCACTTCATTATCAGAGACTGCCGCTACTAAGGCAGGTTGGAACGCCAGAGTCCCAGAGCCTGATCGATCAGCGGTAGCCATGTAGACTTTCGCATGATTGGCGAACTTAAACACATCACCAGCCTTCAGAGTGCCTGTAAAGCCGTCTACGGCGATTGAAGTATCACCTATACCGCCAGCGGCAGCAGCAGATATCGTGCCTGAGACGCTACCAGAGGAGCTAGAAACATCCGGTAATACGATAGTGAAAGTCTCAGCCATTCCACGCTGCGCCATAATAAATCCCATAACAGGAGAAAACTCGGCTCTAGTCATAGGAGGATAAGCGGCTGTAAACGTAAACCGCTGACCGCCGATGTTCCTTACCTGAGTGCGACCAGAGATAGTCTGGCTGCTCAGATTAAAGAACTCGCTGCGGAAGTTCGCAGAGGTGAAAACAGGACTTGTCGGGTAAGTTCCACTCATACTATTGACGCTCGGCCTCTGTTGTTAACGGCCTGATTAATTATACTCACTAATTGACCTCTGCGCTTGTATAGCAGCTCATCGAAGCCTTTTGTGTCTACTGCATTAATATTTACAGTGACGTTCATACCAGAGCCTTGACCCCTAGTGTGATCAATAACGGTTTCATTAGGATGCAGGATAGCCGGGAAGCCGCCCTTACCGTCTACGCCGCCAGTGCGCGAACCCATGCCTGTAAAGCCGCCTCCTTCAAATGAACCCAGAGTCTGACCAACGATAGCTGCGACATTAGCCATACCCATCGCCATAATTACGCCATATAAAGGAGTCCCTAAATGCTTACTAGCTGCTTCATTTGTATTTACAAAAGCGTTTGCCGCTGCTATTCCTTGATTCATCAAGAATGCAGCTTTTTGAGCTTTAGATCCCTCCTCAAAAGATGATTCTAATTGACCAGCAGTTTGAGACAAGAAGTTCATGGCTTCTTGCTTATTAGCCTTTTCTTTATCAGCTATACGCTGCAATTGATCTTGTTTTCTCTGCTCAAACTCTACTGTTTGACGCGCTCTTTCAGCCTCTAATGCAAGAATTGCTTCGTTATATAATACGGCATTTTCTATATCAGCAGCTCTTAGCTCTTGTAACCTAGAGAGTCTCTCTTGATAACTAGCTAAATATTGCGATTCATCAGATGATGTTTGTACTAATACATTGTGAGCATATTGACGACCTTGTTCTAAACGCTTTTTCTCATCAGCAGCAGCTTTTTCAGCAGCCTTCTGATTCTCAAGTTGCGCTTTAGCAGCAGCTTTTTCGCGTTCATCAGCATCTCTTAACGCTTGTATCTTATTTTGAATAGCTTCTATTCTTAATAATTCAGCCGAAGTAGCGCCATTAATAGCAGCAGTTATAATCGCTGTTTCTGTTGCAGTTCTTCCATATGTATCTAGTTCTAACTGCATTGCTGCAATAGCTTTTTCAATAGCAGCAGTTCTTTCTTGCTCTGACTCAGAATTATTAGCTAGAGCGCCATCAAGGTCTCCCATTACCTGAGTAATTAATTCAACTTGATCTTTGGCTCTTCCTTCGCTCATTGCAAACTTATTAACTGCTAAAGCAAAGTCTGCAAACTTTTGAGTGGCTTTAGTAGCAGGGTCAAGAGCTATAGTATTAGTTAACTGAACAAGAGTTGTGTCAGCCCCTTCTACTCCTCTTTGTAAAGCTATAGCAGCCGCAGATAAGGCAGCGGCTTGCATAGCGCTTATGCCAAGACTTTCACCAAAGTTTTTAGCTACACGCTCGCTTGTATACATGGTAAAAGCAACATCATCAGCAGATGAAGCCATACCGTCTTGAGACAATCTTATAGCTTCTTGAGCTTTAAGCAGACTGCTCATTAGAGTAACTTGTGCGTAATCTCTATTTACCCTAGCCAGCTCTTCAAATTGAGACTTAAGAGTAAAGACGCCGTCGTTTCCGACAGTCATAAGAGTGTCATTTAAGTCTTTAAATATCTCATCAAGCAGCTTTGCTTCTTGACCTGATTCAAAGAGCCTAGGAACCATAGTGGTCGCAATCAATGCGCCAATAGAGATGATCGCACCAGCAACAATACCGCCAGTGCCAAAGACAGACGCTATCTGAGAACCTTGTTGTCCTAAGATAAGACCAAGGTTTTGACCGCCTTGAATCTGAACGGCAACGTCTTGAATTTGGTAACCTAATTGACCTATGCCGCCACGAGCCATACGGCTGTTTCGATTGGTTTCTTTGTAGTTACCGTTAGAATTACGAGTGGCTTTATTAGCTTGACCAGCTATTCTCTCATACTTTTTTAATTCATCATTAAGCCTTTTCTGCTCCGCTCCCATATCGGCGAGTTCTTTCTGAGCAGCCTGGAATAAAGCAAGAGCGCCTTGGTCTTGGCCTTTAATTCCTAGGATTATGTTTTGGTCTGCCGCCATTTTTAGATCTCTCGTGTCTTATCTTAAGGAAGGTAAACCAATGAGTGAACTCGTCAATGGTCATCTCAAAAATGGCTGACAGAGGTTGACGCAGTTCATACGCCAACTCGTACATGAGGTAAAGCTCTGTTGGCTTACCCTCATTATCTACTAGCTTTTTTTTCGATCTTCCTCCGACTCTGGGTCAGGTATTAGGACGAAATTAGCCAGACGTTGGATAATCTCAGGATCAACAGACTTCCTGAGCTTTATCTTGTCATCAATCGTGAATACAGGGTCACCCTTTTCATCGGTGAGACCGAAGATTACCGCATATATCATGTAATCAGTTGTATCGCTGTTCGCTCTGGCAAGCCACTTGGCTTTATCATCCAGAGTGAGATTCTTGCTATAAAGCGTAGTTTCCCACTCTGGTACTTCGATTGTGCGAATAGCGCGAGAACTGAAATGAGTGACCGCTGCATCGATTAATTTCATATTAAGATACTGTACCTTCTGTTAATGCTCCAGTTCCTTGGAATGATAGACTAGCTTCTACTAATCCGTCAAATGAAGCATTAATGGTACGACCAGTTACCAATACTGTGCCAGACAACCTGTGGTCTCCTGCGGTGTTGCCTTCCATCTGGAATGACATAGTAACCTCAGAACCAACAGTCAAAGCGCCTTGACCTGCTGTATCGGTGTCATCGAACATGACATCACATGAACCAGAAAAGGTCTTGAGACTAGCCTTGTATGTGCGAGAAGTATCGCCCATTGAGGTATCTTCAAGTGTGTCCATGCTTTCTTCAACGGAATAGCTCTTGATCTCAGCGATAGGATCGCTTCCAACCAATACTGTCCCGCCACTTCCGCTAAATGTCGCCATTTTCTATTTCCTCAACAATATCAATTACTTTAACAGATTTGGGTTTCTTAGGAGCAGTAGCAGGTTCAGCCGACCAACCTTTTCGCTCCATGTTAGGCAGGTCTTCTTCCCAGATAATCTGAGTGTTCGTGCCTTTGTAGATTGTAATGCGTTTAGCCATTATACCTCCTAAACACTCGCTTCTGGATCATTCTCAGCCACGCAATAGGTGACCTGGATTTGCATAATACCTACACACGCAGGTTGTTCGCCGTCACCAGATACTTCACTGGTAAAACCGAGAATCTTAGTATCCTTAGCTAGACCGCCTAATGTAACGTCTGTCGCCAAGGCTTTCTCTACTTCGAGCGCAATTTGGTCTATTGTATCATCGTAGCCAGTTGTAGACTTCACATAAGACTCAACGACTACATTAAGAGTTCGCATAACAGAGCGAGGAGGACTAATCGATTGATAGATAGTGTTCTCGTCTTGACTGTAAATGCATAGACCCGGAAGCTTGTTATAGCCTAGCGGGTAAACTCTGTGGTTGAATACTTTCGTGCCAGTAGTGGCTAATCCAGTACAGGCAGTAATTACAGCATCTCTGATCTGCTTACGCATATGAGCCATTAATCAAGCTCCAACACTAATTCGCTCATACCGTTTCCGTCAGACATGATAACCTTGATGGTATATGGAACTGAACCAATTTCCAAAGCATCGCCTTCTACAGCGCCAGCAACGTCAGCAGTCTTACAAAAGAACCTTGGCTGCTGCATCGCAATACCTACGCGACCACCCGCCTCAACCTCCTCGTAGATATTATCGAAGATTCCCTTTACCGTCCTGTGAGAACTCGTAGCAGGGTCAAAGATAGCATCAACACCGAAGTCGGCTAACATCGCATCTCTTTCTGCTGCGGTTTCTACTGTCACTTGACGATTCTTCCTCTACGTTTTGGCGCTTCGTCTGAGGTCTCAAGACCTACTGAACGATTCGCCGGAATCACTGGCTCACTAGCTGGAATAATGCGACCCATACCTAGCAGAGCATTTACGCCTTCTACTACTTCTACGATGTCACCTTTCTTCCGAGCTACTCGGTCGATGACACAACCTTTAATCACTTCGTATTTCATAAATACCCCTTAAGAAAAGGGGCGAGCCTAAACCCGCCCCTATTCAAGTCTTACTAGCCGTCGTTACCGAAGGCGAAGCTCACAGCGTGACGTACTGCTACGTCTACTGATTGCAGAGCAACAACTCGGATAGTACCAGTTGTAGAGGCAGTGTAAGGATCAACCACGATGTCGAGGCCTCCGAACATACCGATCAACAGGTCAGAGAAGTTACCGAAGTAGAGGTTACCAGCAGTCGCTTGGTTAGAAACGATTGCGCGGTAGCCGTTCATAGTGCCACCTGGCTCAATGACGAACTGAGCTGTGCCAGAAGCTTTCTCAGTAGTCTTGAGAGCGCCGTACATTCCAGCAGGAAGAATGTAAGCAAGGTTACCAAGAAGCGCATTGTCTTCTGCAACAGCAGTTTCCAAAGTAACAACTTCAGCGAAAGTTGGGTTAGCCGCAGCGAATGCAGTAACAGTGTTTACGCCAGAAGTGCTCAGGATACCAGTAGGTGCTCCGCTTGTACCTGCGCCTTCCAGACCAGCCTTATCAATAGTAAGGGCGATTGCAGAAGTAAGGTCGTTACGGATAAGAGCCTCAACGTCCAGTGAGCTTTGGATGAGTAGCTGACGAGTAACGTCAGTGAACGCACCAAGAGTCTTAGGAGTCATAGTGACCTGACCGACTGTCATTTCGCTCTCAGCAGCCGCGCCACCTTCAGTAGCAATCCAAGCAGCAGTTGCAGCAGCAGTCTTCTTGGGGATCTTAACATCGCCAGAGAGACCACCAAGCATTGTAGCGCCAGCTTGCATTACGCTTGAAGCGTTACGCAGTACGTCGATGAAGTCACCACCACGGAAATCATCACCGAAGATCGCTGCATCATCAGCAGAGTTCAGGTCACGCTTCCAGTTCTTCATTACTTCCGCAGGGAGCATGATGCCTTGAGC